GACATAAACGTTGAGTTGGCGTGGGAAGTGGATAAGGATGAGGAGATGATCCAGTGACAAAATTTGCGAAGGAACTACCGATCTTGGAGTTTGTACTCAATCAAGATTATCCCTTCGAACCAGTGTTGAGGTTCTCTGAGAAGTATCTCAACTCAGGAAATGTCGCATCAACCAACAAGCTAATGATGCTCGTTGGTTTGCGGCAGCACCTCGAAGAAAAGATGTTGGACATGTACATCGAATGCAAGGATGACATGCCAAAGCATTTGTTCGAGGGCATGATGAGAGCAATGGATCCAAAGGCTTTGGGTTCATTACAAACAGCAGAAGCACTGCTTAACAAGATAGAGAAAAAGGAGAAATAATTTGTATCAAATATCTTGGTTTAAGACGGAGGACGGTAAGGTCTCCGAGAAGGATTGGATAACCTTCGACACATGGGAGGAGATGGAAAAACATCTATCGATCCTGCCAAAAGAAAACGTGATCATGTCCATGGTATGTCGAGAAGACTTCGATCTGCCTGATGATCAGTTGGAGAAAGCTGCATGGTTCGATACCATGATGGGTTTGTTTCCGAAGGAGCTTAGTGACTCGGAGATCATGGCTACCATCATGTCTATTGCCCAGAAGTATTGGACAAGCAAAGACATGCAGATGGCTGCGGCAATGATGCTCAAGGCATCGAAAGAAAATTGGTTAGGAGAATTGGAGACAAAATGTCAAATACATTAACGCGAGAAAAGCGACTGCTCGAGGAACTGGGTCGTGACATAGGAACGTCAACACAACTGGCGGATCGAACAGGGATTAAAGTGTCCACGGTTCGGTATTACATGTCGAAGTTTCACAAAGAGGGAAAGATTACTGTCGATCACGTCTATGAAATCGGCAATCCCTGTTATGTGTGGCGGTTAGTTGATGCCTAGGCTTATAGGCGTGGGGCCGCAGAGCCGTAAGAGAACGTTGGATTTATATTGTGAGGACTGTGAATTTGGATGGGTCGCCGCAAAATTTCCAATTGATGTGGTAACCTTGGAGAAGCTGACCGAATCAAAGTGCATCGTTTGTCATGGCGACAATGTCAGTGTCTTCGAAGACTGTTTGGAGGATCCGAATGAGCAACCTGAGTCTGGACTCGATAGCGTCTTTACTTAAACACGCACAGCGTGAGTTGGACGACGTGATGTGGGAAAACCAAAACGATCCGAGGATCGAGGGCTTAGTAAAGCAGATCGAGGAATACAAACAGCGGTTGGAAAAGGGAGAGATCTATGAGCCAAGATTCTAAGGAGCTCTCCCCGTTCCAACGGGGTCAAGTTGATTTTTTAAAAAGGGAGGTAAACCGATGGATTGATGAATCAATGAAAAGAGACGCGGATAGTGATGCCGCGCAGCGTTTGTTTCACGCGAGGCGTGAACTCAAGCGATACGTTGAAGAACTCAGAACAATAGGAAAGTTAATATAAGATGCAAGGATTATTGCAAAAAGTTACAGCCGGGGTAGTGAACGTTATCTACTCTAGATACATGGAGGGTCCGGGCGCATCGTTCGGGCTACTCGAAGACGGAACTAAAGTTTTTATTAGCCCTAAGAATTATCGGGAGGGCTATGTGCCTGAAGTGGGTGACACAGTGGAGTTAGTCATTGTGCCAAACCACCCAGATCATAGAGACAAGACAGATTTCAAAGCTGTGTCTTGTAAATTTATATGCTCTCTGGAGGCGACTACGCCTGAAAACATTGTTCAAGTCAACAGAGAACCGACGCTCGAGGAAAAAATAATGGATGTTCTCGACAACTATGTTGACGACAACGGTGACTGGATTCCGGTAACAACACGTCAGATTTGTGACGAGTTGGGAAGCAGCTACGGCGTAGCATCGATGGTTCGAGATGAACTATTGAGACTGCACAAGTCTGGTAAAATTGTAAAAGCTGATATAAAGTCCACGGAAAATCAGAAGCGTGTTTCGCTTACTCTGTGGGCGTACACATTGCATGCGTTCACTTATGGCATGGAGGAAAATGAACTCGATGAGGCAATGGAAGTACACAGTTAAAGATTATCAGAAATGTGCGAGTGAAGGATTCACGCTTGCGGAGACAGCAAAGTACCTAGGTGTTTCTCCGCAAGCTGTTTACGACACAGCAAAAAGACACAACTTAATATTTTACAGAAAGGATAAACGTGGCGGATTCAGATTACGAACAAGTCCTAAAACGTTTGATGGAACAGTCAGCGGTGAAAGAGAACGCCGCTGCTCGGAAGAGGTGGGGGGTATCGGGTGGCCTACCGTCGAAAGCTACAGAAGAGAGTACGACGACTAAGATCGAAAAACCCGACAACTCGAAGCGCATCAAGGCTTTACAGCGACAAGTCGATAGGCTGCTGAAAGAAATCGAGATGCTTAAATAAAGAGGGGCCGCAGAATCTCTGCGGCCCTTTAGTTACATGAGGTGCATTTAAACATAAAATGCATACAGTGTTAGGTGGGGCAATAGTACCACAAATTAGTTTTCAGGCAAGAACCTTTTGTTTACCCAGTCAGGTCCCTTCCGATATCCTCGAATATCGACAGCCGACATGCGTGACCATCCTCGAGAGAATGCCCGGGCGACATCGATGTCTAGCCCGGTTAACTCTGCAATTTCTTTTGCTGTAGTTTTTTCGGAAGCGTAACCAGTGCATCGTTCTTCGAGCAGCTTGGTTATTTCTTTGGGGTCATAGTCAGCCATTGACGTGCCTCTTCTCCTAGTACCTTTGCACCGATATCAATCTTGGCCCGGAGTGCCTTGACAATCTTCTCATCGATGGACCCCTCGGTTATCAGATCTACATAGGTCACTGGATTGTGTTGTCCAATCCTGTGCGCCCGGTCCTCAGACTGCATCCGAGTTTCGAGGTTAAAGTCATTAGCATAATAAACCACGAGGTTAGCTTCCGTCAACGTCAGCCCATACCCGGCGGTTGCCGGGTTGCCAACAAAGAACCGAAGGTTCGAGGACGACTGAAAGTCCTGCACGATCCTGAGTCTTTCGTCGTCCGGTGTATCACCGTAGTAAGCAGCAGCCACGCCCGGGCCAAACTTATTGTTCAACATCTCCACGATCTGTTGGATATCGTATCTGAATCTCGACCAGATGATGGCTTTACCGTCGTGTTCTTCGAGGAGCTCGGACAGTGCATCCATGCGCTTCGATGGGAAGGTAACCATTTCACCTTCGTCTGTCTTGAGATGCCCGGACAAAATTTGTTGGAGCCGTAGTAGCTGCGTGATAACAGCCGGGGCAGATGTCATTTCACCATCCTCGAACAGGACCATGGCGTGACGCCTGAGACTCTCGTACATCTCCAGTTGTTCTTTAGTGGTTGATACATACCTGACCGTGTATGTTTTTTCTGGAAGATCCAGACAATCTTTTTTCAGGACTCGATACGAGAACTGCTCGATCATGTGTGTCAGTTCCTCGAGATTTCTAAAACCAACAACCTGATTAAAGGACTGTGCCCCCATCGTTCTGCGTTGCAGCACAGCGTATCGAGCTTGGAATGCGTAGAAGGAGTCGTACTTGAGTAGCCCCTTCTGTAGGAATTCTGCTTGGGAGAAAATGTCAAGCGGACTTTTTGTTATCGGAGACCCTGTCAAGAGTCTTTTGTACTTGAAAGACTGAGAAATCTTTGTCAAAGATTTAGTGCGTTTGGCTTGGTGGTTCTTGATGGTCGTTGATTCGTCGATTGCAATCATACCCCTATGACCAAACGCACGACCCAACCACTCCCCTGCTTGCTTGCCTTTGACCGATGAGAACGCTTCGACGTTCATAACGAACACTGTCAGCCCATCGAACTTGTCTTTGACCGAGCGCATTTCTTCTTGCTGCTTTTTGTTTGCCCCGGCTACCCATCGAATCACACGCACGGGTATATCATCCGGCATATGCTCTGGAATTTCTTTCGATACCCAGTTGCGATACACACCTTTTGGTGCAATGATCAGGGCAAAGTCGAGCTCCTTTTGCATGTACAGCATGCCGATATTGTCGATCAGGACCTTCGATTTACCCGTCCCCATCTCCATAAAGTAACCAAAAAACTTTCGTTGTCCACCAAGGTCCAAAGCAGTTTTTTGATGTTTATACGGTTTTGTTTTAAATTTGTACTTGTAATCCATCTAGTTCTCCCTATATAGTCCAATACATGGACCGTTTGGTTCTAAATTTCAACCCTGAAGAGGAAAAAACTTATCATGACTGATATATTTGAAGACTACTTCGATGAGAGCGAGGCACTTGCTCAAGTCGATTCGGGAACAGGAAAGCAACTCAGTGATCTTGTTCGCACACTTCGCAACGTCGAGAAGCAAATCGAGGATGCGGAGATCCACATGAAAGCATTGAAGGCTGAGAAGCACAAGCTCTCTGTGGAAAACATACCCTCACTTATGGACGAGATGGGCGTTGAGCGTCTTGATGTCGATGGTCTGACTGTCGAGAGAAAGATGATGGTGCATGCATCCATCCCTCAAGCTCGTAAGGATGAGGCTTTCGCTTGGCTGCGTGAGAATGGCTTGGACGACATTATCAAGAACGACGTGACTTGTTCGTTCGGCAAGGGCGAAGACAATATGGCAGGGGACGTTGTTGGTATCCTGCAAGAGAAGGGTTTTGATCCAAAGACCAAGACCCATGTTCATCCGTCTACACTCAAAGCTTTTATCAAGGAGCGAGTAACAGACGGTAAACCAATCGACCTCGATATGTTCGGGGCATTCATAGCTAACGCAGCACAAATCAGGAGGAAAACATAATGGCAAACGCTGTAGCAAAAAAGAAAGAAACATCTGTATCAACGGATGTAATGGACGACATTCTAGAATTTGCAGGGGACGGTGCAGTCTTCGAAAGCTCGGAGATGCAAATACCTTTCTTGCGAGTTCTGCAAGCTTTGTCACCACAGTTGAACAAGAAGAAGCCTGAGTTCATCGAGGGCGCAGCTTCCGGGGATATGTTCAACACAGTATCTAATCAGTACTGGGATGGTGAAGATGGCGTGGTGTTGATTCCATGTTACCAGACTACTAAGTATCTGGAGTTCACACCTCGTGAACAGGGTGGTGGTTTCCATGGGGAGATTGCTGCTAACGATCCTATTCTCCAGAAAACTGAGCGCCAAGGTGCAAAGGAGATGTTGCCAAACGGTAACGAGATGGTGAAGTCCGATCAGCACTACTGTCTAGTTGTTGACGAGGACGGTGCGTTTCAGCCTGTCGTCGTGGACATGAAAGCGACACAGCTTAAAGTAAGTCGTCGTTGGAAGACACAGATCGCTATGCAGAAGATCAAACACCCAAAGACCGGGCAAATGATTACTCCGCCTGTATACGCGACCATGTGGAAGTTGACCACAACTGAGGAAAGCAATGACCAAGGTTCATGGGCCAACTACCAAATTGAAAAAGTAGATCTGGTCAAAAACCGTGATCTGCTGCTCGAAGCCAAAGCGTTCCGTGAGAGCGTGGCTGCGGGTGAGGTTAAAGCTGCTCCTGAAGAGACGACCGCCTCGTCTCAGAAAGAGGATGATTCGATACCATTCTAAGCAGCTTTTGGGGCGGCGGTACTGCTCACTCTTGCGCCGCCCTTTTAACCTCAACAGGAGTAACTTATGTCAGCAGCAGAAAAAATGTTGGCGGTCTTCGAGGGATCACAGAAAGGCCATGGCGCTACGAACGTGGGTCGCACTGGTAGAAACGGCAAGGCAGAAGCCAAGAGTTTCGTGATTCGAGAAACGCTGACAGCAGAAAAAATGCAGGGACACATCGATGGTGGTCAGGGGATTGGTTCGATACCGATCCGCTCTGGTGATGTGTGTAAGTTTGGTGCTCTGGATATCGACGTGTACGACCTCGATCACAAGACGCTGAACAAAAAGATACAGGATTTAAAGCTGCCCCTTTTACATTGCAGGTCGAAGTCGGGCGGTGCACATTTGTTTTTATTCTTGAAACACTGGGAACCTGCGGCACTGGTCCGTGAGATATTGACTGAGATGGCCTCGGCTATCGGTCACTCTGGTTGTGAGGTGTTTCCAAAACAGGACACGATCATTGAGGACCGGGGAGATCTCGGCAACTTTATCAACCTTCCATACTACAAGGCGGAAGAAACCATGCGCTACTGCTTCGATAAAAAGGGTAGTGCCATGTCTCTGGATCAGTTCCTCAAGACAGCGGAAAAGTCTCGAGTATCGATGTCCGAGTTGACAGAGATGGAGTTCGGTGGAGAGCGTATACATTTCAGTGACGGTGCGTACTGCTTGGAGTTGATCTCGAGCTTGGGCAAGGTCACAGAAAACAGAAACATCTTTATGTTTGCGGTGGGCGTGTACTGTCGCATGAAATGGTCGGACGATTGGAAGTCTCACCACGAGGAATACAATCGCATTCTTTGTGAGCCACCCCTCCCGGCCTCCGAGGTTATGCAGCTACAGAAATCTCTGGAGCGCAAAGAGTATTTTTACCAGTGTGATGTGTGTCCACTGAAGGACCACTGCAACAAGGATATCTGTCGTACCAGAAAGTATGGCATAGGAGAGGACGCTCCTGACTCAGCCAAAATAGATGGACTTACTATCATGCAGTCAGAGCCTCGATTATATTTCATGACCGTCGATGGTGGTCGGTTGGTCCTATCAACAGATCAACTACAGCATCCAACACTGTTTCAACGTGCGTGTATGGAGCAGCTAGACATAATGCCACCAGTACCAAAGCCGTCTGTGTGGCAGAAAACAGTCAACGGAATGATGCAGACAGCTACAAAGATCCCGGTCTCAGAGGAACTCACATACTCTGGTCAGTTCCGTGAGCACCTGAGAAACTTTTGTACAAGCCGTATTCGAGCTATGTCTCCAGAGGAGATGGAGCTTGGAAAACCATGGACCGAGAAGGGGCTGACTAAGTTCCGTATCGAGGCACTCATGGAATACCTGAAGAACCGAAGCTTTACACAATACACGAGGGCACAGGTTCAGGATCAACTTAAACAAATGAATCATAACGAGGAGTGCCATGGCACACGGAATATCAAGCGCGAGGATGGTAAGTATACATCGATCCGTGTGTGGTGGGTTCCTGCATTTGATGACGCAGACATAGAGATTGACGTAAAGGAGGATAAGTATGAAGTCCCGTTCTAAGCTCTTAAAGGTCGGAGAGGTTTCAGAGTGGCTGAACGTCTCGAGATCAACCATTTATAAATGGGTTCACGAGGGAGAGTTTCCCGAGCCTGTCGTTCTTGGACAGGATGACGGCAAGCGCAGCGCAAGCCGTTGGAAAGAAGACGAGGTAGTTGACTGGTTAGAAAGCAGACCTCGAGGTGTACAGGAATGATACCCAACGCCGAGATTATCTTTGGTCCGCCGGGCTGCGGGAAAACCTACACGTTGATGGAGGAGATCGAGGAAGCTATGCGCCTCGGCACACCGCCTGATCGTATTGGTTACGTTTCGTTTACACGGAAAGCTATTCAGGAAGCCGTGTCTCGAGCCTGTATCAAGTTCAATGTGGAACGAAAAGATCTACCATGGTTCAAGACGCTGCACTCTTGGGCATTCCATGGATTGAATCTTGGCACTAAAGATATGCTTGGCCCGGAGGACTGGGATGTTCTGTCTCGAGAACTTGGCTTGAAGTTCCGAGGTGCAAGTGCCGTGAGTCCAGATGACGGCATGCTGATACCAACAGCGTTGGACAGTGGAGACGTGTATCTTCAGATGGAGAACAGATCTCGATACCGCATGATTAGTATCGAGAAGGAGTTTAACGAGGTAGCCAACCATGCGCTGCACTTCTTTCAATTACGAAAAGTACAGGCAGAGCTACAGGCGTATAAGTCAGCTACCAACAAATTTGATTTTGCAGATCTGATAGAGAAGTATGTAATGATAGGGGATCCGCCTCACCTCGATTTGTTTATTGTTGACGAGGCACAGGATCTAACGCCGCTGCAATGGGAGATGGTGTTTGAGATCGCTAGATGCGCCAAGCGTGTACTAATCGCCGGGGACGACGATCAGGCGATTCACAGGTGGACAGGGGTGGATGTCAAAAGATTCCTGGGGGCATCAAATAACTTCAGGGTTCTGACACAAAGCTATCGCATGCCGAGCTTGGTGCACGAGCTCTCGCAGAAGGTTGTGAAGCGGATCTCAGTTCGAAGAGAAAAGGTTTTTAATCCAACAGATAACGAGGGCCGAATCGACTGGGCACTGAATCCATACGATTTAGATCTGAGCCAAGGTTCGTGGACCCTGATGGCTAGGACCAATTCGTTTGTTCGAGAGTGGTCCTCACAACTGTGGCTCGATGGGTATTTGTTTTCGGTCAAAGGCAAGAGTAGCGTCAATCAAAAAGCAGCAGAAGCAGCGCAGGTATGGCGACGGCTACAGGCCGGGGAAGGTGTTGAGCTTCCTTCGATCAGAGCATTGTACGAGTTTGTCCCGAAGCAAGGAGATAAGGCCGTCGTAAAGCGTGGGGCCGCAGGGCTACTTGATGCAGCAGACCCGGAGGGTTTTCTGACCTATGAAAAGCTTGTCAAGGACTTTGGTATGACAGCAGCTATTGATCGTGATGCTCTAGATGTGGCAAGGTTCGGGGACAGTGAGAAGCGATACATACAAGCTTTGGAACGACGTGGAGAAGATATAACAGGAACTCCACGCATTAAACTTTCTACATTCCACGGAATGAAGGGAGGGGAGGACGATAACTGTGCCGTGTTCTTGGGTTCGACCAAGGCATGTGTGGACAGTAAGTATCCCGACGATGAGCATCGAGCCATGTACGTTGGCTTGACTAGAACTAAAAACCGTCTGTGTCTCGTGGATACAGACCATAGATATAGGTACAAATTATGAAACGTGACGAAGTGTTAGACAAAGCCAAGGAAATAATTGGCGGACCAAGAGCAGAAGAGTATGGAGATGCATTCGAGAACTTTACTCGCATACTCGAGGGTTGGAACATCATTGTGAATGAAGCCCACAAACACCAAGGCTACATTACAGCAAGGCATGTTGCCCTCATGATGATTTGGCTAAAGACTGCCAGACTTTTGAACTCGCTCGATAGCGAGGATGGTTGGACAGACATAGCCGGATATGCAGCACTCGGAGCGGAGTGCTGTGAAAACGAGGCAGACATCAAGAAAAGGCTAGATATTTTTAATGGCAAGAGACAGAAAAGATAAGAAGACGGTTGACCTACTGGCACGGATGGAACTTGGGGAATCACTAGATCCCGATTGGAACATTCCCACAGAGTTCCCAGACCTGACGCAGCACAAGACGATAGCTATCGATCTCGAGACTCGAGACCCAAACATCCAATCGCTTGGACCGGGATGGGCAAGAGGCGACGGTAACATCGTAGGTATCGCTGTAGCAGCCGGGGATTATCAGGGATACTTTCCAATCCGTCACCAGAACGGTCACAATCTCGATCCATCGATAACAATGAAGTGGCTCAAGAAGCAGATGGCGACTCCACACATCGACAAAATTATGCACAATGCGACGTACGACGCCGGATGGCTTCGTGCAGAGGGGGTAAATGTGGAGGGCAGGATTATCGATACGATGGTCGCAGCCCCACTGGTGGACGAGAACAGGTTCTCCTACAGCCTAAACAACCTAGGTCGTGACTACATCGACATGCGGAAGGACGAGCGGATGCTCCGCGCAGCAGCCAAAGACTGGGGCATTGACCCCAAAGCAGACATGTGGAAGCTGCCTCCGAAATTTGTCGGTGCCTACGCAGAGCAGGACGCTGTCATGACGCTCAAGCTTTGGGAGAGACTTAGCATCGAGATCTCGTCACAGGACCTCAATCACATTTTCGAGCTAGAAACAAGCTTGATTCCGTTGATGGTGGACATGAGAGCACGAGGTGTGCGTGTCGATCTGGACAAGGCAGACATCGTTCGAGGGGAACTGAGGGCCAAGGTCAAAGAAATAAAGAAGGAGATCAAGCGCAAGACAGGCGTGGAAATCGAGCCATGGGCCGGGGCATCTGTGCTACAGGTCTTTGAGGCTTTGAATTTAGAATACCCGACCACTGAGGCCGGAGCACCTTCGTTTACCAAGCAGTATCTAAACAACCATCCGCACGAAGTATGTCAGATGATCGTGAAGCTGCGCGAGTTCGACAAGGCAGACAGTACGTTTATCGACTCGATCCTTCGGCATGAGAAGGACGGACGGATACACACAGAATTCCATCAGCTTCGATCCGATGACGGTGGGACTGTGACTGGGCGATTTTCATCATCCAACCCAAACTTACAGCAGATTCCTGCTCGAGACCCAGACATCAAGAAGATGATCCGTGGCTTGTTTATTCCTGAAGAGGGACAGAAGTGGGGGTCGTTTGACTACTCGAGCCAAGAGCCGAGGTTGTTGGTACACTTTGCAGCAAGCATGCCAGACAGTATGCGTCACCCGGTAGTCGATACAATCGTAGAAGAATACCACAAGGGAGATGTGGACCTGCATCAGATGGTAGCGGATCTAGCAAACATCAAACGTAAGGAAGCCAAGACGGTTAACCTTGGGATTATGTACGGCATGGGCGTGGGCAAGCTAGCAGCGCAGTTGGATATATCGACAGATGACGCCAAGAACCTAATCGAGCAGCACAGGACAAACGTTCCGTTCGTTAAGCAGCTAGCCACTATCGCTAGCCAAAGAGCCGAGGACCAAGGTCAGATACGCACGTTGCTTGGACGTAAGTGCAGGTTTCATCTGTGGGAGCCGAAGACGTTTGGGTACAATAAACCGTACCCTCTCGAGGAGGCCAAGAAAGAGTATGGCAATATAAACAACCTAAAAAGGGCGTTTACTTACAAGGCGTTGAACAAACTGATTCAGGGTTCAGCAGCCGACCAGACAAAAAAAGCTATGGCTGATTGCTACAAAGAGGGACTTATTCCTTTGCTTACGGTGCATGATGAGTTATGCTTCTCAGTAGAGGGCGACGATCAAGCGCGCAACATCAAGCACATAATGGAAAATGGGTTGTCGGATGTCTTGAAAGTCCCCTCTAAAGTAGACGATGAACTTGGCGATAACTGGGGTGAGGTTGGCTAGGTTCTGCCCAACGCATTTGCCAGAGCTTGTGTAGCCGGGTCATTTCCTAAAACAATCGGATTAACTTTAGCCGACGCTGTTTGCGTTGGCTGCGGAAGCTGTGGTGCGGGTAGAGAACTCAAAGGATCTAAAGTAAAACCCGGGGGCAATGAGGACGGGGCAGGTGCAGGTGCCTGAACAGGATCCAGATTAAAACCCGGAGGCAAGGACGAAGGTGCAGGTGCAACAGGTTTCTCTTCTGATGGAGCCGACCTAGCAAGCGGTTCGTTCATTCTCTCTGAGGACATACGGTTAAACACGCCAAAAGGAACTTTGTTTTCTACAGAGATTCGTCCTTCTGCTTTTCGCATTGCGTTGATGTCCTTTGCTAACTCTCGGGTAGCAGCCGTTGGGTAGAACTTACCTGCCATAATAGCATTGACTTCTTTACGGCTTAGATTTGCACCTTGAACTAGGTTTCTTCGAATATCTGTGTCGGATAAACCAAGCTCTCGGGCGGACTGAATGTCTGCGTAAAGCTTGGACTGCTCTCTGTACAGATTGTCTAGATACTTGGACCATGCCCCCTGCATGTCCTCCATCGAAGAGTCCGCTCTTTTTATTACCTTGGCTGCTGCTTGTTTTGCACCTGTACGTCTGGGACCATACTCAAGACCCTTAAATGCAAAGTCATTTTTTAGATCTGCTGTCATTGGAGTAAAACCTGTAACCAGACGAGCGCCCTCTTTGAAGACGTTGTATTCTTCGCCACGTTTGCCAGCCAATCCTGTCACCGCTCTGTATACACGGCCCGGTTCAAACTCTCCTGTCAGAGGGTTTTCTACTTCACCCACTAAACGAACGTACTCTGGGATAATTCCGTTCATAATGTGACCGATGCTTTCGCCAAACTTTTCCCCTAGTCCATCGGTTTCCGCATATACGTCAGCGCCTGTAGATGTTTTACCACCACGTCCAATACCCAGACCCAAGATCCCCTCTCTTGGTAGCGTGTCACGGAAACGTTCGTAGATCATAGATTCCTCACCAAACGGCTCTACAAACATCTCCAGTCCGCGCCATGCGCCACTGGCAATCTGTTCGACCTCACTCTTATCAAGCTTACCCTTCTGGTGATATGTCTGTAAGGCTGCTCGAACGGGATCAATAACAAAAGCGTACGGGCTAACGTAGCTCAGATCGATGTAGTCAATTTTGCCCTTCCCGTCGTTACCCAAGATAACAACATCGTGTCCGTCCATGTACTCTGGTAGCTGCTCTCGAAGCGCAGCCATCTGTTCGTCTGTAGTTCCTGTGGCAATCATAGAGCTACGAACCATGCTCTTTGGTATGATGCTGGCTACGGCATAGTATGACATGAGCCGTTGTGCACCCATCGCTCTGAACTGACGTGTTAACTCATCCGCTGCTACATCTCCTATTTCGCTACGCATAGAAGGAGAAACCTCAAAAGCCATCTCTTTCATACCACGATTCAAAATGTTTACGGTGTTACGAATGTTTTCAGAAGCAAATGATGTAAAGTTACCAAAGATAGGCACCATGTCTATGGCTCTAACCGCCTTACCAACACGAGGGTAAATGGGCATTGTGTCTTTTACAACATCCCCGGCTACAACCTCTACGAAGTCTAGTCCTTCTGTCAGACGTGTAGCACCCGGGTCACGTTTTACCAAACCGTTTTCTTTTAGTATCTCAAACACTCTGGGATCATCTCGAAGGTTTGACTTTGCCAAGGCATTGCGGATCTTCTTTTCTTCTCCTAACAATGACAGCCCTTTGAAAAAGGTATCCGACTCTCCATACACACGTTCAAAGAATTTCATAAATGGAATCTTATCTTCGAACACGTCAATTGCGTTAGTTAGTTTACCAGAAACGGTTAGATCTCTTCCTGCATTTCTGAATTCTTTAAGAGCTCTGGTAACCAAGCTGGTATCAGCAACGCCAGTTAAAGCCACCTTTTTGGCTAGTCGATCTAACCCTGCGTCGTCCAAGGTATCTAGGCTAGATGTGAAGATCTTAAACATGTCCGTAAAGTCTGTTTCACGTCCAAGGTTCGCGTTTGCAGCAAGCATACCCATGTTGCCTACAATGTTACGAACCTGTGCACCCGGGTTTGGAACAATTGTCATCTTTTGTGATAAGGATCGCATGCTGGACAAAATGCCTGTTACTTCACCCAAAACTCCAGTCCCGAGTTTCAAAGGTGCAGTAAGCGCACCGTAAGATTCAGGCGACGCAAACATCCCTGTTAGGTTGCCGTAAGATCCACCAAAGACATGTTGTATATCAGATTGATCACCAAGCTGCACATAGCCAGCCGTTCTGAGATTATCTTTAAACTGTTCTACTACCATTTCTGGCTTTATGTAATTAGGGTTGTCTACAAAATTACCTTTTGCATCTTGTATAGACATTTCTACGCCGATGTTTTGATCTCTTGCTCTGTCTCTAAACGGCTGCATTGCAGCATCATATGCTTCTGGTGTCATTGTTGCAGCGTCAGGAAATTCAACTAAAGCAGGACGACCTCCTTTAGCAATAGAGTCCACACCTTGAATTAATCCAGAAACTAAACCCTGTGGTCTCATACCAGCGTACATATCGGCTGCTGCATTTGCTTGCGCCATATCTGTAATAGTTCTTTTGTATATCTCTAACGGATCCGTTAACTCTCCTTTTAGTTTTCGGAGACTCGGACTAGCGTCCAGTATTTCTTTTCTTTCTACAAAAATATCGTCAATAGATTTCAACACAGGTCTTTCTTTTGCAAGAAGACCAAACCCTTTGCCCTTGCCTTTATCAATCACAGACTGAACTTTTTGTTTTAACGCTAGCTCTGGAGGCGAACCACCAAGACCTTGTAACCCAAGAGAGTCATAAATTATTCTTCTTGCCTGTAATAAATCGTTTTCGTTTACGGCTCTCGATTTACCAGTAACTAAGTTCCTTGCCACTTCAGATACAGCGTCGTCAAACTCTTTAGAGGTTAGATCTAAGTTACGATAAAACTCTACAGGGTTTGTGTATTGTTTGAAGAGCCTACGAAGGTATCCTGTTTGTTTGTTTTGAGCGTCTAACATTTCTTTAAGAGCCTTAGACGCTTTGATTTGTGCAGGTGTCACAGGATCCTGAAGCTGTATCCGTCCTGTCCTTGTGTCTACCATTCGTTGTCCTGTATCGGGACTAACCTTGTAACCAATAGCTTCTTCTAACTGTGTAATAATACCATCATCCAGCTTTGATCGAACATCGATCATTTTATCCGCAGCTTTAATCAGGGACTTGTTATTATACTTATCCAGTGCTTCGTTGGCTCCTAGTAAGTAATTATTTAGATCAGTGCTTAATACCTCTGCGTCCACAGGGGTTTTGTTTTGTAGCTTTGCAGATCTAATAAATGACTCAGCAGCGTTTTCCCAGTCTTTGGCGGCTGCTAATCCTTGGCGTTCGTACATGTCGGCTTTGGCTCTGGCGTCCTGTACTGTTTCATACAACGCTGTGTCTGCTCCACCAGAAGCCGTAAAGTATTTTTTAAACTGATTGGTTGCCGCATTCATGCCGGACTTAATCTTGGGAGCAGCCCCCACATTGACAGTGGATTTATCCAACGTGTCTAGTGTTTTCATAAACGTGTCGCCAACCTTGGTAGGTGCTGCACGAAGAGCTCTGGCTGCTGCCCCGGCTGCTTCTGTCTGACCTATGGCTTTAGATCCCATAGCCAAACCTTTGAGTCCCACATCAAACACACCACTTAAAAGAGCGTCTTCCGTACCTACCCGTAGTTTGTTTCGAAGCCGACGCCCAGCTTCCTGTCGCCCTGTCAGGCCCTCGTCCTGCTCTGTTTTCAATGCATCAGGAAGTATATCAAAGTTATCAGATAGCGTTGCTCGACCATCGTTAGCCACGGCGGTACTGTAACCAAGAGCACCTACGGCTGTAGATCCAGCTAGCCCGGACCAAGTTCCAAGGGCCTTTTGTCCTGTCTTGGTTGTACCAAACTCGATAGCAGACTTAGTAAACTTACCCCTGCCAGCAGTGGACATAGGCTTACCTGCCTTGGCTAGTTTAGCAGCTTGACCTGCTCTACCAAGCCATCCAGCTATAGGAATAAAGCCAACACCAAAAGCTACGAGGTCCTCGGTTATTTCACCCGCTGCTCCTTCAAGCTCTGGTTTGATTGCTTCGAATGCGTCTGTAACTACCCGGCTTGTGTTTGTGCCTAGCACACCGTCCACACCTATAGCTCCAAGTTCCGCGATTCCTTGAGGGACGGAAACGATACCAGAGTAAATACCTTTGCCAATTTCTTCCGCAACATCAGGCACAAGTCCTTGTGCACCTGATAGGTACGATCCTTTTTCCTCAACTGGGTCTAACTTAAAACCTTTGGGAACAGAAGGAGACGCAACAGGATCTAACTTAAACCCTTTGGGAAGTGCTACATCTTCTGCCATTTAGTGCCGTCCCACCGAATCTTTTCACCGTTTGGTCCGGTAGCCGTTCTACCTACTTCTAGACCGCCCGTAGTTTGTTGTTGCGGTGCAGGAGAAGAACCAGCAATAGCCACTCGAACCTTGGTGCCAATGTTGTTTCCTAGTTGAGAATTCATTAACGCCTCAACCTCTGCTGGATCTTCGTTGTTTTCAATACGCTTTGTATATATTTCGAGAGCAGCTTTGCCCTGTTCAGTATCCAAAAATCCACCACCGCCAGCGGCGTCAGCAGCCGCCTCTGCCCGGGCAGATGCCGTGTCTCTCATTACATTAAGACCAAGCAATACAGCCTGAACATATGCATCGTTGCCTTTACCGATAGATCCGCTGATAGCCACGTTGGCAATACGACGGTTTATTTCATCGATGTCGTTTACATTCTTCATACCAAAAGCGTTACGAGCAAATGTTTTCTTGCCCTCATCACTAACCGGAAGACCTGCCTGATCAACAATTGTGTTGGCTATGTTTTCTTCGTTACCAGAAGCGACGGCTGCATCCACAGACGCTTTCTTCTTGGCAACCTCTTCTTCTGCTTTTTCTTCACTACCATGCTTTTTAATTAGCTGTGGTACGACAGCAGCTAGCCCGGGGATAGCCATCAAAGACGTTAGTAACACGTTTTTCTCAGAAATCTTTGGTGCCTCACCCACATCAACCGGACCACCTTCCTGCATTTGCATAGGCGGTTTTGCCATAGGCTGTGGGGCCGCAGCGGCGACTTGCTGTGGCTGTGGAGGTTGTTGCGGCTGCGGAGGCATAGGAGGAACAGACGTTGGTAACGTGGGTTGCACAGGCATATTACCCGCAGGAGCAAGGGGAGGGGGCTTGGGTATCATGGCAGGAGGAGCGGAGCTTGATTGGACAGCCTGTATCAACTGAGGAGAGGAGGCCATAATGCCACCCATCTGCCTAATCTTATCTCGAGCAAATCGAGGCTTTTCCTCAGATGCACCAAACAATGCCGCGTTATTAATACCACCTTGTCGCATGCGTAACCCTTACCCTCTTAAAGTTCCAAGACCACCAAGTAGTGGTTGCCCTCCACCCGCAGATATCTGCGTACTTGCACCACCCAGAACGTTTGCAAGAGGACTAGCTTGTGGTGTTGCAGATGCTGCTAACGACGTGCCACTTGATGGAACGCCGGATAAAATATCTCTCATGTACGAGAATCGAGCAAACGGTTCGTATGCTTCTTCGAGTTGCGCTGCACGTTGAACGTCATACTCTGATTGTAGCTGCTGTTGCTCTAGTGATCCTATGTTAAATAGTGCATTAACATCTTTTTGACCAAGAGCTTGTTGCGCTTCTCCGAGTGCCCCGATCCCAGTTCCAAGGCTCTGGAATAACTGACCTGCACCCTGTCCACGCTTCATTTGATTTTCGAAAGCAGACTGCGCTTGGTTCTGTGCGCCTGTATATGCAGCGGATCTAAGTTGTGCCGCTGTCCTAGCTGCACGATCCTCAATGTTTCTTTGCAGTTCCTGTTCAGCTATAGCCTGTCGAGACCCACCAAAGGCACCAGCGCCTACAGCCTCGGCTCTAGCTCCAATATTAGCAATATCACCTTCTCGCCGTATGTCAGCCAGTGTTGTATCAATTACGTCCTCAACAAACGGATCGTAAAAATCTTTGTAGCCACCTTCGCGCATAGGATCCCCAGTGGCAGGATCAATAACAGGATTGCCATCTGCGTCTCTGACAATCTGACCTTGAGGATCGTATCGACCCATAGAAGCGTCTACAGCACTAACACCTAGTTCCTGTACATCTTTGGCTCTATCAAGCTCGTCTTGAAATGCGCCTATACCAGAATAGGTATACTCTCCGGTGGCAGGATCGACATCCCCAGTTAGAAGATTGATCGCTTTCTGTTGAGCATCTGTAAATCGAATAACGTCCGGCTGTGCTACACCGCCGTCTGTTGCCATAACAGGATTGCCGTACTGATCTACTCGTGCTTGGCTAGCGTCAGATGTCGGATTGCCATCGGCACCAACAAACATCTGGTTGCCAGAAGCATCTAAAATTGGATCTCCATACAAAGGAGATTTAGACGCAATACCTGTTACTTCACCTGTGACATCGTCTACTTGATATATGTTTGCTAACAGATCCTTTAAGAAGTTCTCCTGATACTCAGGAAGAAGCGTCATCTGTTTTGAGATAATTTCCTCCGCCATCAGGCCATCCTTTCAAATTGATCCATCATCTGGTACATCTTAGCGGCCCCCGCATCTCGGTTACCGTTTCCTGCACCTCTAACGGCTGCTTCTGTCATAACAAACTCTCCGTCTGAAAGAGCCGCTTCCTGTACTCTACCACCATTCTGATAAATAGCAGCAGGTATTGAGTCACTGGTCCCAGTTCCGGGACCCTCGATATAACCGCCCTGTGCTTTCATAACAGGTGTACCACGGTAATCAGGATTGCGTTCACCAGTCTGATACTGTCGCATTTCCAGAGGACTCATAATATTTTCAAATTGTGGGCGTCGTTGTTGATACAACGCCTCTCTCATAATCGCGCTTAAAATAGGATCGTCTGATCCCATTAGATTTAAAATACCTTGCGTTGCTCTAGTCGCTCCGCCTGTCGGCCCTGCCATACCTGCAATCATGGACATTGGGTTTTGCTGACCACCAGAAAACATATTCATGAGACCTGCGCCACGAGCTTGAGGCCCCATGCCTCCGCCCATAACGCTTAACAAACTACCGATGCCGCCAGCCTTACCCGCAAACATCATAGGCATAATAGAGCCAATGCCAGATTTTATCGCTGAATCAAAAGAGGAGCCACCTAAAAGAGCTCCACCAACACCGCCAAGTAAACCGCCAACCGGACCACCAGCAATCAAACCAACCAGAGAACCAATCGAGGAAAATAAATCCCCTTTCTTTTTTTCTGTTTCTTTTTCTGCCATTATGCGTCACCCGTAATTTGTTCAGGCATTGTTACTACAATAGTTGTACTTCGCTTTTCGCTTCCTGTCCATGACTCTCCGCAATCTGGGCAATTACCATCAGGATAAGAAGCAATTTCTTCTGGTGTGTCCACTGCGTTATTACAGTTTACACATTCCACTGTATCAGAACTTGTCGAAGGTTTCCACCTACTACCGTCTGGCATAATAAGAATATCTGTCATGAAATCACCACCGTTACTGTTCCTACTGCTGTTGTTCCAACATTTGTTGCTGCAAGAGATGCACTTGCACGTTTAATTTTTACAAATCCATTATCCTCAAAAAGATCGCCCTCTTCTAAAACACTAGCCACACTTACGTTTGGCATGTCTGGTATGTTTAAAAGCGGGTTTCTAACCTCATCAATAAAATTGTCCAAGGACCGAGCTAATTGATTCACATATGTAGCGTCATATTGAGGTGGAGCAATCGGAATGATGGATCGAATAATCTTTCTGCTCATCGTCTACCATCCGGTCTAGCATCTAACCTAGGTGCACCCAGTCTCCACTTTACGCCAGTCGTATCGCTTTCGACCTTCAGGTTAACCTGTCGCCCTCGTAGCCTCATGTACACTTGATCCGTGTAGTTATCTGTACCAGAAACCACAGAGGATCGTATAACATCCCCGTTTACAGATCCTTGACCCGCTGCACTACCATTATAGTTTCTTGCACCCATGGTTAGCGTAACCTGTGGTGCCGTTGCATCCGAGTCTGAAAAGTTAAGGTCAGGTATAATTCGATTAACCAACATGAACTGCTGACCGTCGCCAATATCAAAGTCTGCTGACTGCACAAAAGCGTTGATTGCAACTGGTGGGTTAACACTGCCATCATCCAACCCGTTCTCGTGGTTGTACAATACGCCGTCTGTACCGGGCGCTTGTGGAAACAAACGGTTACCAGAGGCTCTGTCATTCCAAGCTGTTCTAGCTAACGTTCCATAGTACCAAGTCTTTTCGAGATAGTTATAAATCACATAACGGTCTACTTCATCACTGTTTTCAGAACAGTAGTACCACCAGACCTCAGAGTTGCTCGATAGGCTACCTGCAAAAAACTTAAAGGACTGGTTACGGTTGATGTCGTCAAACACATACTGTCGGACGCTACATGGTATAGGATTTATACGACCGTCGTAAACGTAGAAGTTTTCTTGACCCATCCAGAAAACCAAGTCGTTAACAGAAATTGCTGTGTTAGGCCCTGCAATACGGACGTTTGTACCAAGGATCGCTGTACCAAAAGTAAACGGTGGACCGATAAACTGCACGCTGTGTAAACTGTTTTCTGTAAACACAAGGATCTGACGTGTCGTTCGGACGGCTGTAACTATCTCAGAACCTTGAGACAAGCGTATACTACCCGCAGTATTTGTGGCTGTAGGCGTCCAGTCTGTAACACTTTCTTGGCTAGACCAACGGATCAACAACGGATCAAACGTGGCTGTGCCTATGGTGTTAGCACCAAAACAAAGAACGTGTCTATCTGTATCAGACACCATAACTTTTCTAACTGTTGTTGGAACATCAGAAGCACCTGCTACAGTGCTTAACTCTACCATCCTAGTTGTTTTACCGTTTGTTGCATCCCAGTAATACAGGCTTCCATCTACGATGTTGGCTACAAGATCCTCGCCCCAAGAGTCAGACATCCACAGTCTAAGGTTTTGACCAGCTAAAGATCCTGCACCTGAACTCCAAGTAAAACGGCCCCAAGTACCTGCGCCCCAACCATTACCAAGGATTGTGGTGTTGAGACCAACATCTATCTCCATAGCTGCGGTAACAGACCCACCTCCTCCAGTTGTTGAACCCGCAGTTGCGGCTCCGCCTGTATCAACCGTAAAAGTGTTACTGTCTGGAACTGTTAGTATTTCAAAGTTTTGATTTAATTCATCCGCTGTAATACCATCTACAGCCGTAGCACCTGCAAGAGTAACATAGCCTCCTACCTTAGAACCATGCGAGTTAGCCGTTACGGTAATGATACCTGAACCAGCAGTGCCTGTTTCAATAGGATCTGTGCCACAAGTAATCGTAGTTCTTATAGGAGTTATGTCGTAGTAAGTGCCACCGTCCTCAAGGTACGCTTTTTCGTGCGTACCCATAAACAATAAGTTTTCAGATGCCAGTGTTACAAAGTCCAGCATGTTACGACAGCTACCTTTAAAAAGGGTTGTTGCTATCTTTTTCCAGCCACCAATACGCTCCACATAGCCAGACTTAAAACGGATTTTATCTCCGTCAAACCAACCACCTTCGTTAGAATAGTTGGTGCCCTCTCGGTTGATTCCCGGCTTGAACTGGAGCTTGGTTAGTGGCATGTAACATTACTCCGCTGCTTGGATCTCGTTGCCGTCTTCTTCTGCCCACTCAAGAATGGCTGCGTAGTGACGATTGTCGGGGTCTAGGGGGACAACTAAAGTTTTGCTATCTATAGTAGCTCTTATACAGGAGTTGTTGCCTTCTAAATCAGAAACATACTGCGCTGATGTAATATTTATATTATTCATAATTATAACTCCGCATCAAAGGCAAGATTAGCAGAAGCATCTTTTAGCCTAACCCACCCCGCATAACCTGTCGTCATTCCTGTGGGTTCTCCGTTATTATATAAATTAGTTCCGTTTCTATGTGTTTCTTGAATGGCGTCAAAACCCGTAAAATTATGACTGGTGTTTCCACTATATAATGTAAAGTAACTACTTCCTGTTGTTTGGTCTAAGGAAGGTCCGGCTCTCATAGATACTGGAAAAAAAACGGGCATAAAAATACTGTCACTATCATAGGATATTCCAACACCGCAAATTTCATTTGTTCCAACCCCTGCGTGTCTATAGTAATACCTCTGACACCTTAACAACTCATCCCCAAAGGTTCGATGCTCGAAGTCCGTGGCGGTGTCGCCTACTTCTAGTTGAACTTCAGAAACAAGAAATGTATTCCCCACCGTATCCATCCAATTTACAGCATTAGTTGTTGAGTAATTTGCTACTGTCGATGACCAAGAATCGCTAGTTCCACCCGTAAAGTTTGAACCCCAAGCGAGGTTAAAGCCAAGAGCCAACCCTATACCAGTATCGTTTGCTATAGCTCCACCAGAAGAGGTTATAAAAGAAGTGCTACCTGCGGTGGGAGTTATGGTTATTGTTTTTTTCTCCCAAGTATTAGCCGAGTCAATTGTGTATTCTTTAGTGAACATATAACCAGTGGTGTCTGGTTTATATAAAGCAATCGTGTATGTTCCAGTTTTGTTAGACTTAACAAAAAATGAAAGAGTAAGCGTTTTTGCAGAGGATGTTCCATATTCTAACTGTTGAAGATTCTGAGCTTCAATATAATGCTCAATACTTGCATACTGTGCGGCTCCAATACTTGAGTCAGCCGTAGTAACGACAGCCTTTAAAGAATAACCTGTTCCACTTGGTGTGTCTGTAGAGCGTTCTGTAGTGTAAGCACCGTCAGTGCTTTCAAATAATTTCCACCTATCAGCCGTTTGATAGGAGTTATTAGTTACAGTTGTAGCTGCGGTGGCTCTTTGAAAAACCTGCATCGCACCATTAATCACAAGGTTCCTGTTCCCATACTGGTTAACGTTGAGGCCAGCTTCGTTGATTCTTGATACTGCCATTACATAGCTCCTATAATAAATGCTAGAAGCTCTTCATAACGAACTCCTAACCTTGTCCGTTCGGTAGCACCTTCAGGAGCTTCTTCTTGTGTTCGAAAACTGTCAGTAACTGTATGCTCTTCTTTATCCTCTGTAGCTGGAACTGTACGATCTTTTTCCCACCAAGTGTCAGAACAAAACATACCATATCTATAAGGATCTAATCCTTCAGCTTCAAACGCTGCTTGTAAATCTTGTGCTATAATACCAACATGAATACGAGCATCATCACCTTTTTTCTGCACCGCATCAATCCAACGATACTTCTTAATTAATCCTTTGGCTGCTGTTGCTACTCTTTTTTCTGCTTCTGATAAGTCTTCAATATCTTGTTTTTCATTACGATCAGAA